AGCCGCTGTACAAGGCGGTTGAGCTGATGGCCGCCGCCACGAACACGCCTGTGTACTACTTCAAGGCGGACAACGTTGGAGGCGGCACGCCTTCCGGTGAGGCCGTCCGCCAGCGTGACGCCCGGCTCAACACCAAGACCGAGTGGCAGCAGAAGCTCCTGGACTCCCAGTTCGAGGAGCTGCTGTACATGTCGGCCGAGCTGGTGTACGAGGACATCGAGGATGTCTCGATCGCCATCAAGTGGAAGCCGATCGAGTACGTCCCAGAGGCCGAGAAGCTGGACATGGTCCAGAAGAAGATCGACCTCGGCATCCCTCCGGCCGTGGCGTTCGCTGAGGCGGGCTACGACGAGGAGACCGTCAGCCAGTGGCTGTCGGGCAAGCCGAACGATGTTGAGCTCCTGCGCCGTGTCACCCTGCTCAACCAGATGGGAGACGCTGTGCAGAAGATCGGCACTGCGGCCGCGCTGGGCATCGATCTGTCGCAGGCCAACGAGCTGATCGCAGACCTGTTCGGCGACATCGCCGGGCTGAGGGAAACGAACACCGACGAGGAAGGCCAGTAACCATGTCCACGGAAGCCATCGAGATCTTCCTGGCGAAGGGTCGCCAGGGTGTCCTGCTCCACAAGGACGACCTGAGCCGCGAGGAGAAGGACATCATCCGCGAGCGCTTCGGCGCGGAGGGCAGCGCGGGCGTCTGGTTCCTGGCGACCGACGAGACGCCGGACCCGGAGGACGAGGAGGCGGGCGACTTCGACGAGGAGCAGGAGCTCGACAAGGACCCGACCGTCACGGACGAGGACGGCGACGAGCCGACCATGGAGGACCTGCGCGGTCTAACGGTCGACCGACTCAAGGACCTCGCCGACAAGGAGGAGGTCGACCTGACCGGCCTCAAGCTCAAGGACGACATCCTGGGTCGACTGGCGCTGCACTTCGGCCTCGACCCGGCCAGCTGACAGGGAGCGGACATGGCCGAGCGCATCGACGTTGACAAGCTGCTGGAGCTCGTGCAGCAGAAGCAGATCGAAGCCATCGCCAGTATCGAGGACAAGGCGATCAAGGCTGCGACCGAGAAGAGGTTCGCTGCGATCGACGATGCCGTGCGCTCGGCCACGACCAAGTGGGTGGAGGAGTTCGGCTCCATGTCTGCGGACGGAGCCGGACCCGCTCTCGACTCCATGATCAAGGAGGCGCTGGGTGCGAGCAACAAGGCGCTGTCCGGCCTTGAGGCGTCGACCATCTCAGCCCTCTCAGAGGCCGTAGGCGACGCTGTAACGACCGCGACGGAGCAGGGAGCGGCGTTCGTTGAGGGAGCCAGCGGCAAGGCCGCAGCGACCAAGGTAGCGGCTCCGCCTGTCGACCTGAAGGATGCCCGTGCCGCCGTCAAGGCTGCGGTCGAGGACGGTCTCAAGGAGTCCAAGGCTCTGCTCAGGAAGCCTCTGGTCGAGCGTCTGGGGCTGCGTGGCCTGCTCAGCGGACTGCGCCGGGCTCGCAACGCTGTGGCGCGTGCACAGAGCACGATCACGACGACCGTCAACCAGCACGTGACCAAGACGATGCAGGCAACCTCGACGGCCAACAAGGCCAAGTACGAGGTGTGGGTATCTGAGCGAGACGCCTGCGTCAACTGCCTTGCATACGCGGGCAAGATCGTCCCGGCTGGAGGGAACTGGCAGGAGGGGCTCAGCTTCGACCCCAAGCAGCGCGACCCCCAGCCGACCAAGGGCGGCAAGGGCGTGCGTCCGCCTCTGCATCCACATTGCCGATGCAGGCCCGTGCCGTGGGATCCAGCGTGGGCTCGTGAAGGCGAGGTAAGCTTGCCAGACGCGGTCACCCGTGAGGCGCAAAGATCCATCGCAAGGGGATTCTCACTTCCATCCGAATCCAACGCGGCGAGGATCCGAGCACTGAAGGACATGCTGGCCAACGGCAATCCTCAGCTCCCGAAGACCGTGCTCGAACGGGCTCGTCGCGACTTGAAGAATGGCGAGTTCGCTCGGGGCCGGAGCGTTCCGACAAGCAACCCGTGAGGTATCCACAGATGATGAACAGCCTTCTCCGTCCCGGCCTGGCAGCGGCCAAGAGTGCAGGCTCCGGCCTGGACCTGCTGACCGCCTCGGGTGTCGACGGATACGAGCCTGGGTGGGCTCGCCCCTACGCCACGGACCCGTTCTCCCCGTTCTGGTACGCCTCGGGCGACGATGACGACGAGGACGAGGACGACGACAAGGGCGAGAAGGACGAGGACGACGAGGAGGACGACGACGAAGACGACGATGACGAGGACAAGGGCAAGTCGGAAGACGAGCTCCGTGCCGAGGTCAAGCGTCTCCGCGCCGCCTACCTGAAGAAGCTCTCCAACTCCCGCAACCGGGGCACGCGGCTCAAGGAGTCCGAGGCCGCGAGGACCAAGCTGGAGTCGGACTTCGCGTCCCTCCAGGAGCAGCTCGACGAGCTGAAGAAGACGGCGGGCAAGGAGGTCGACTCCGAGGCCGCGACGCGCCGCATCAACGAGCTCATCGAGAAGGCGCGTGAGGAGGGCAAGGAGTCGTTCAAGCCGACCGTCATCCGCATGGCCGTCCGTGCCGAGCTCATGGCGCAGGGTGCCCGGCCCAACGTCGTGGACCGCCTGGCCAAGATGATCGACGTCAACGACGTGGACATCGACGACGAGGACGGCACCATCGACGTGACCGAGGCGGTCCTCGGCGTCAAGAAGGACATGCCGGAGATGTTCGGGCCGCGCAAGGCCACGACCACCCGGACCCGCAAGACCAAGGGCGACGGCGACGAGGGTGCAGGCAAGGGCTCCGGCTCGGGCTCTGGCTCCGCGCGCAAGGCCGGTGGAGCGGGCGGAAGCGACAAGGGTGGAGACGAGCGGAAGCTCACCGCCGCCGAGCGCGTCGCGAACCGTCTGCGTGGTATCAGCGACTAGTTCGCTGGATGGGGTATCATTGCCCCCGAGCACGTCTGGCCTTGTGCCGGTGCAGCAGCCCTGGGTGGGGCAACCCCTCACCTGGGGCTGTATGCATTTCCCGTAACGATTCCCTGGAAGGGAGCCCACATGGAATTCTCCATGACCGACTGGGCGGCACGCAAGGCCGAGTTCGCGGCCAAGCGCGCGTCGCAGTCCGTGTGGACCGAGTTCGAGCCCGGCGACGTCGTCGGCTTCAAGGCGGACGGCACCGCGATCCTCCACGTCGTCGGCGGTGCGGCCGACAACTTCGACGACTGGATCCCGGAGGAGATGGACTCCGCCGTCATCCAGCGGGTCAACCAGGTCTCCGCCGTCATGGCGTGGGGTCGGCACACCCCGATGGGTTCGGCGACCAAGAAGGTGCCGCGCTCCAGCGGCATGGAGGTCAAGACCCTCAACAAGTCCGGGCAGTACACGTCCAGCAACGACGAGAACGACGACGTCCTGCTGACGGCCCGGAAGCACACCGGCCTCCTGACCGTGGCCGAGGAGGACCTCAACGACTCCGCCGCCGACATCATCGCGGCCAAGGAGATCGACTGGGCGACCTCGTACGGCAAGTACTTCGACAACGCGACGCTGGCCACGACCGCCGCCGAGTCCGCGCCGACCGTTCCCTACACCTCGGTGTACCGGGCGCTCACGCAGACCAACGCGACGACCGGCTACACCGCCAACGACAACATCGTCGGCACCGTCACGGCGGGCTCCGTCGCGTACGACGAGCTGTCCGAGGCGCTGGGCCGGTACGAGGACGGCGACTACTTCGACGAGTCGATGTCGGTCGTCATCGCGCACCCGACCTTCCGCAAGCAGCTCCGCCAGATCAAGGACGACCAGGGCCAGCCCATCTTCGTCCGGGGTCAGGGCGGCGACGCGGGCACGCCTGACACCGTGTTCGACATCCCGGTCCGCTGGTCGAACGGCTGCCGCCTGTCGGCCACGGCGACCCAGGGTCCGACCGGTGCCCCGATCATGGTCTTCGGCAACCGAGACTTCCTGATCATCGGCGACCGCTCCAACGTCGAGACCCAGCCGATCCCGGCGGCCATCTCGACCACGGACGAGGCCAACGTCAAGATCCGCGACCGCAAGGGCTTCGCCCTGGGTCACGAGAAGGCGTTCGCCATCCTGGTCGACGACGGCTCCGCGCTCAGCTGACCCGCCGAGGCCGCGTACGCCCCGTAGCGGCCTCCGGAGCGACGGCCCGGCCCCTTTCACCGGGACCGGGCCGTTCGTTCGTTACGCGCCCACGTAGACCCTCTTACGCCCCCAGGGAGGCCGCTGTGTCAACGCCGGAGGAGACGTGCGCTGAGACCTGGGCCACCCCGGCCGAGGCGAGCACCATCACTGGAGTGTCGATCTTCCAGAGCGACCTGAACACCGCTCAGTCGATCATCGACCTCTTCACAGACATCCACTACGGCCTGAAGGACGAGCTGCAGCCGAGGACGCTGCGCATCCTGAAGCAGGCCGTCTCGTGGCAGGCCAAGTGGCAGAAGGAGCAGGGTGTCGAGGACTTCGGCACCGGCACCGAGAAGCAGAGCGAGACGCTCGGCGACTACAGTTACACCAATGGCTCCAGCGGTAGCGGCACGGGCGGCAGCGCAGAGGATTCTGCAATGCTGGCACCGATCGCTCAGCGCTGGATCACCAAGCTCCGTTGGAAGAGGACCAGGACCATGGACCCCCTGACCCCGACCGAGCGCGTGCTCACGGGTGACGGAGACATGGACGGCATCTTCCCGTGGGTGGAGCGCCCCGATCTCGGATCGAGGTACTGACATGAGCTTGGTGTCGCACCTGCTCAAGCAGACCGCCGATGTCTATCGGCGCACTGAAGTCTCGGACGGGCAAGGTGGGGTGTCGTACTCCTATGCCCTGCTCCAGAGCGGACGCAGAGTCAAGATTGACCAAGCGTCGGCCCGTGAGCAGTTCGAGGCGGAGCAGGCTGGTGCATCCCTGACCCACAAGGTGTACCAGAACCATGACGACGACATCCAGCGCGGCGATGAGTTTCGCCAGGGCTCGGATCGTTTCCGTGTGATGAACGTCGTCAAACCTTCCACCGCTGGTGTGTATCTGCGCGCCGACGTGGAGCTGATCCAGAGCGAGCAGGATAGCTGACATGGCCGACGACGACGTGAAGCCCGCTGCGGCGGAGAAGCCGATCGGCCCCACCGAGGCGCGAGAGCGGGCGGAAGCTGCTGCCCGCGCCGGGAGCTGGGATGAGTCGACAGCCTGGTCGCTGCTCGGCCTGCTCGCTCTGGAACAGCGGAAGGGAACAGGTGGTCGCCGTGGGCATTAGGGCTCGTGGGCTTCAAGGTGCACAGCAGCGTCTCCGCCAGCTGTCCGACCGGATCGCTGGTGTCACCGACGAGGCCGTGGCAGAGTTCGCTGCGGACGTCGAGACGCACATGAAGGGCGTCGTGCCCGTCGACACAGGACGGCTGCGCGACTCCATCGAGACCAAGAAGGTCGGCGATGGCTACACCGTTGGGCCACGTGGTGTCGAGTACGCCGCATTCGTGGAGAACGGTACCAGCCGGAGCCCGGCTCAGCCGTACATCGCGCCGACGATCCAGTGGGCGCGTCAGGAAGGACCGAAGCGCATCGCGCGCCGCATCGAGGGGGAGATCAGCGAATGACCACTCCTGTTGCTGCTGGTCCGTTCAACGAGCTCCTCAAGGGGCTGTACACCGCGCTGAACGGCGAGATCTCGGCCGGTGTGTACGACGACGTTCCCGAAGATATCTCCAAGCCGTATGTCACGATGGGCGAGATGTTCTCCATCCCTGACAACTGGCATGGCGGATTCGGCTGGGACATTCTCTCCACGCTCCATGTGTGGACCAAAGCGCGAGGATTCAAGACGGCGATCGACGTCGCCAACGAGATCATCGCGAAACTCGACCACCAGCTCCCGGCCATTGAGTTGCCGGACTCGTGGTATATCGTTTCGATCCGTTTCGTGCAGCTGAGTACGCTGCGCGACCCGGACCCCGAGATCCGCCACGTTCCGGTACAATTCCGGATAGTGATTCACCAGGAGGTGTAACCCAATGGCAGGACAGGACGCGTGGGGAACTTCGTTCCGCCGCGAGACCAACACGCCCGGCACGTTCCAGGCCGTGGCGAACATCACGGACATCAGCGGTCCGAGCCGTGAGCGGGAGGCCATCGAGGTCACCGCGCACGACAGCCCGGACCAGTACCGCGAGTTCGTCAAGGGTCTGAAGGACGGCGGCGAGGTCGAGATCACGCTCAACTACGACCCCGGCGTCGCCACCATCTCCGTGCTCGACGACGACTTCGAGGAGGACGACCTGCGCAACTACCAGGTCGTGATCTTCCCCGGCACCGTCGACGAGTACACGTGGGACTTCGCGGGCCTCATCACGGCCAACGGCGACGAGTTCCCGCACGACGACAAGATGGAGCGGACCGTCACGTTCAAGATCTCGGGCAAGCCCGAGCTCACCCACACCGCTGGCAGCTGAGGAACAGAGCAACATGGCACTCTTGGGCAAGCAGCAGATCAACCAGGCCGTCGACCGCAAGTGGGAGGACGTGCCGGTCCCCGAGTGGGGCGGCGAGGTCCGGCTCATGGAGCTGTCGGCGGCCGATCGGGGATACATCGAGGCGGGCTCGGTTGTGGCCAACGGCCAGACGCCGCAGCTCAAGGTCGAGTCCCTCAAGGTGTACCGCGAGAAGCTCGTCGGCATGGCCATGGTGGACGAGAACTTCGAGCGTCTGTACTCCAACAAAGAGATCGCTGCTGGCGAGCTCGGCAAGCGTTCGGGTGCGGTCATCGAGCGTCTGGCCGCCAAGGTCCAGGAGCTCTCCGGCATGGGCAAGTACGCCGTGAAGGAAGCCGAGGGAAACTCCGACGCCGCCCCGAGCGACTCTTCCGATTCCGACTAGCAGCACACCTCGGGATGACGGTGGCAGACCTGGACTCCCGGTTGGGTTCCTCCGAGCTTACCGAGTGGATCGCTTACGAGAACATTAGCGGTCCACTCGGTTCGCGTCGAGGGGACATCCAGGCGGCCACCATTGCGGCAACAATAGCGAATGGCAACCGGGGCAAGAAGGGCCGGAAGTTCAAGCTGTCGGACTTCCTGATTCCGTATGGCGGACGAGACCGTAAGTCTCCGATGGAGATGCTGAACGCGATCCGAAGCCTCAACAAGTCGATGGGAGGTGTGGAACGTGGCGGACGTGACGATTGACATTGACGCCAACCTGGGCAGCACATCGTCTACGATCAGCAGCGCATCCCAGAGCCTCGACGATCTCGGCCAGGCCGCGAACTCGGCGAGCTCCGACCTGGACAGCGTAGGCAACGCAGGGCAGGAAGCTGGTGGCGGCCTCAACAAGGTTGCGGTCGGTTCTGCTGCCGCTGCTGGAGCGTTCGCGTCCATGGACGACATTGTCCAGCAGGGCGTCGATCTGTTCCATCAGGGTGCTCAGCGAGCCGATGATCTCCAGCGTGCGCAGAACGACGTAGCCCAGGCAGCACTCGATGTCGAGCAGGCCAACCGAGACATGAGTGCTGCCTG